ACCGCTATGACCAATTTTCGATTGCCGTGGGGTCGCTTGAAACAGGCTCGTATAAGTATGAAGTTTACGATACCAATAGCACGGTTTCAGCAGCCCTTGCGGTGGTTGAAACGGGCTTGGCTTTTCTACAAACCGCAACGATAGGCTTCAACACCTACGCCAATACAATCACTTACACTGTTTACGATGCATCCGACGAGGGTGTCTTTGACCTAACCTTTGACTCAACTTTCGCATAATGAGCGTACAAACCCGAAGCCAACTCCAAGCGAGCGCCTTAACCATTACCAACGAAACCGCTGCCGGGGCGAACACCGCATCCCGTGTTGGTGGTCTATTCGACGACCTTGCCGATACCGCAACGCTTGACCGGGAGCGAGGCTTTGCAAACCTTTACCTCGACACCGACACGGCCTTCACCCCGACGCAGGGTCAAAGGGTCAAGTTGACAAGTGCGATGAAATCGGGCGTTTTGTCAACCTACAATTTTTCAAGAACCACGACATCGCTGACCTACACCGGCACAACAAGTGCGACCCTTCGCATCGCTGCGTCTATGGTCTTTGCGCAGCAGGGCAACAACCACCAAATCAAGGTCTACATCGCCAAGAACGGCACACCGATAGACCAGTCAATGACCGACATCACAATAAGCCACTCAGACGGCCATGCCATTTATACGGAGGCCTACGTTACAGGTGCGGTCAACGATGAGTTCACCATCTACATCAACGCAATCGATAGCGGTGCAAGTATCACGATTTCAGCCCTTTCATTCACCGTACACACCCTATGAGCAAGTCAACGCAGCACTTCACCCAATGGTTGGGGATAGAGCATAAGGTACCAGTCATGCTGGAAAATCGCTCCGGCAAGTACATCACCTACGGCTTTGCGAACGAATACCCCTACTACCTGCTTGACAACTATCGCAGGTCGTCCAAGCACAACGCTATTGTCAACGGCAAGGTCAACTACATCATGGGCGGAGGATGGCAGGCAGGGGATGACTTGACCGTGGAGCAACAGGCCCGCTTCATCAAGTTTTTCGACGGAATGTCAAGCACCGAGGACCTGAACGACATCACGGAGAAACTGGTCTTGGACTTAGAGATTTTTAATGGCTTTGCGGTTGCGGTTACTTGGTCCAAACTTGGGACCATCGCCAAGATGGAACACGTCCCGTTTGAGAAAATTCGGGTGGATAAAGAAGAGAAAATGTTTCAAGTCGCTGACTGGTACAACGACGACATGATGCAGTTGTTCCCCAAGGTCGGTGACATCGAGAAGATTCCAGCATTCGACCCGGAGAACCGCCTCGGTAAGCAGTTGTTTTATTATAGGGTCTATGCTGCTGGCGTGAAGCACTATCCTCTCCCAGAATACATCGGAGGGAATGCTTGGATTGAGGCAGACGTACAGGTCGCCAACTTCCACAACAACAACCTCCGCAACAACTTTTGGGGCGGTTACTTGATAAACTTCAACAACGGGATTCCGACCCCCGAAGAACAGGGCGACATTGAGAGGCAAATCAAACGCAAGTTTTCAGGAACCGACAACGCTGGTCGCTTTGTGGTTACATTCAACGACGATGCAGCCAAGGCCCCGACGCTGGAACCGCTCACTCCGAGCGACATGGACAAGCAGTTCGAGATACTGAACAAAGCCATTCAGCAAGAAATCTTTATCTCCCATCGTGTAACCAACCCGATGCTTTTTGGTGTGAAGACCGAAGGCCAATTGGGTGGACGCAACGAATTGGTCGAGGCTTACGAACTATTCAAGGCCACCTACGTCAACGACCGGGTCCGCAAGGTGGAGCGGATGATTAACTACTTGGGATCCTTTAATGGCGTTGAGGGTATGGAACTGATACCTGTGGAACCCATTACCGAGCGACTAAGCGAACAAGCCTTGTTGCAGATAATGACCCAAGACGAACTGCGTGAGAAAGCAGGTCTGCAACCCTTGGAGAAACCTGCTGACGTGGTTGGACCTAACCCCCAGCCCGACGAGCAACCGCAAGCCGTGGAAGCCTTGCAGAGCAACGACAACATCAAGAAACTATCGGGCCGTGAGTATCAAAACCTCATGCGAATCGTCAGGCAGTATATGCAGGAGAAAATCACGTTGGAAATGGCTCGGACCATGTTGTCAGCAGGGTTCGGTCTATCATCCCAAGAGATTGACACGATGCTCGGAGTGCAGGCCCAAGAGTTCAGCGAACCGACTTGGGGCGAAGAAGACGACGAGGACTACGGATGGGGCGACGAAGAGTTTAAAGTCTTGGAGGTCGTTGCAAGCAAGTTTGGAAGCCATGCAGACGATTACCATGTGATGCACTCCAAGCCGATGCGGTTCGATGCGAACATAGACGAAAACATACGGTTGGCCTTTGCCGAACTCGGAGAAGAAGAGAAAGAATTGGACTTGAAGATTGAGGCTTACCGCAAGAAAAATCGGGACGCATCGGTTGAAGAAATGGCCAAGGAGTTCGGGGTCAGCAAGGCGAAGGTTGCCAAGCGGGTCGCTTACCTAATCACCAAAGACCGCTACCCAATCAGCAGGGCCGTGGACAAGATTGCCGAGCAGAACCTACCCAAGGGCGTGAAGGAAGTCGCAGAGCCAGTCTTGGAGGTGCGTTACAGGTATGCATGGGCGACAGGGTTCAGCAACAAAGACAAAGGATCCAGCCGTGAGTTCTGCAAGGTCATGTTGGACTTGGCCGGGCAAGGCAAGGTTTATACCCGTGAGGACATCGATGGGATTTCTGCAATCATGGGTTACTCCGTTTGGAACAGGAGGGGCGGTTGGTATCACACGCCCAGCGGAGTGAATAGACCGCAATGTAGGCACGTATGGGAGCAGCAGTTGGTAATCCGCAAAGGCAATAAAATCACGAAGGCATGAAGGCACTCTTTATAAGCGAAGAAACGCTGCTCGACAACTCGATAATCAATGAGAACGTCAGTTACACGCAAATCCGTCCAACGGTTGTCAAGGTGCAGGAGATGCGGATTCAGCCCATCGTTGGCTCTCCGTTGTATGGGGAATTGATTACACAGGTGGTCAGCGGTTCAACGTCTGCGCTCAACCAAACGCTGCTGGAGGACTACATCCAGCCTGCTATGATTCAGTGGCTTTACTACGAGTTGCCGATGGTGTTGGCGTTCAAGTACATGAACAAGGGCATGGTCCGTAGAACCAGCGAGGAGTCATCCCAAATGAGCATGGAAGAAATCACACGACTGACCGACAAAGTGAAGAACGATGCGGAGTGGTACTCCGAACGGATCACCCGGTACTTGATGGAAAACCGCAACTCCTATCCGCTTTGGAACTCGCCTCCATCGGCTCTTGACACGATCTACCCGAACGCCACCAACTATCGCACCGGGATGGTCTTGGACCGCAACAGGCGAATGGGAATCAGCAACTTGGATTACCCCTATCCCTACGGACAATTTGGGGCGTGTAACGACTGCTAACGATGGGCGCACATAAGAAGAACATACTGAAACTGCAAAACTATGTCTTGGATAAAAATCAAGCAAGCCCTGCTGGACCTTGCCAACAATCATCCGCAAGTAAACTCGTTCGGGACGGGCGACCCGTTGGCGATAGGAACGGACAACACCATCAACCTGCGAACCCCAAGCCGTGAGAGGATTGTTTACCCGTTGGTGTTTGCGGACGTGCAGTCTGCAAGTACTGACGCTGGTACTTTGGACTTGGTGGTTGGGGTTTACTTTTCTGACCGTGTTGAATCCATCAAACCGATGGGCGGAGTGGTTTCGGGCAGCCCTACGTTGGGTTGGCAGGACAACGAAGATGAGGTCCTAAGCGACCAGTTGCAGATAGCACAGGACTTCATATCAGCCCTTACAAACGACCCAAGCGAAGACTGGACCCTCTCATCCAGCGTGAGCCTTACACGCTTTGTAGAGAGCCGGGATGACCGCACGGCAGGGTGGCAGGCGACGATGACCTTTGAAATCCCCTACGGTCATTCGGTTTGTGAAATTCCAGTCTAATCTACATTTACAATTAAACGCTAAAAAATGCCTACACC